TTAGCGTCTGGAAGGAGACGGAAGGTCACTGGGAATGTGGTTGGGGTATTACGTGCTAGGGTGAACTGTGTCTGTTGTACAGAAAGAACACGACGAGCATAGTATACACGCTCAGAATTTGCTGATGACTCTGTGGCTGTTACAGTTTTGAATGTTGGAGCTTGTCCAACTGCAAATAGCTGACGCTCTGTTGGAGCAATTCCAAGAGCACCTGCCTCAAGACCAAGAGTTAGGTCTCCTGCTGCACCGCTAGGGCCTGCATAGTTATCTGTTGATGCTGAACCATTCTTCTTAAGAGTTGATGCACCTTGTCCAAATACTGTTAGAACGTTTTGCAAAGTTCCTTCTGTCATTTCAGTCATAATCATGACCTGCATAGCAGACTTGAAAAGCTTTGCTGCGTCTAGCAACTGATCTACGGTAACGTCTTCGAATGTTGGGTTATAAGTGATCTGAAGACCATTGTTTGTAAAACCAACATTACGAACCTTAGCTGAAGCAGTCAAAGCTGTTGAAGCTGTTGTACCACCTGTAAAGGTGATGTGTCCAGCATCTAGCAAGTTTTCGAAATCTGCTGCATAAGTTGCATCGGTTGAGTCTTTTGTAGAAATAAATACTGGGGCTGCACCGACGATGATGTTTTTAGCATTATTAAATGCCATTGTTTCTACCTCCTATTTTAAAAAATTAATTGTTTGAGCTGGCTAGGCTCTTTCCTCTTTCCTCTATGTCCAATTTTAAGGCATAGGAGGACAAAAGGCAAATACTAGGTATATCGGCCAGAGGTATTGGTTATGCGAGAATATTTGATCTCAAGAATGATATCTGCCGAATAGAAACCCTGCATTTCCTGCGATGGCTCTGTCGGGGACATATCGTCAACATGAATACTATGGAATTTGAATTTCTGAGAATTGAAGTTTGCGGACAAATTGACATCTCTGGCAGATTCATCCATTCTTCTAAATTCATCTATCATGAAATTGCGGACTTCATTAATCTTGGAAACATCTGTTGAATATACGGTAAATAGGATTTGCTCATTACAGATTAGCCATAGGGTGTCATATGAGACTCCGATTTTATCGTAGACTATATGGTCCTTCCCGCTCAAAAATTGATTCATATCTGGGATCTGTTGTACTGGGATAATAGGAACTAAAGTCTCTCCTATATTATCGCTATAATAATCGTCTGGGTTAAATATCTCTGCCGCCTGCAATTTTGTCCAAATATATTTGCGAAGCTCAAGCATTGCGTCTAATTTATAATTAACTGTCATAATGATGCTCCGAATGCTGAAGTCAGGGCTGCGTCAGCCTGTACAGCAATTGTATTTGGATTAAATGTATATTTAACTGTTCTAATATCGGCGGGAACCCTAAGAGCCTTAGTCATAGCATTATTAAATAATCTTTGGAATCCAGATTTCTTAATTGAGGCATTAACTAAATTACTCTTAAAGAATCTAGAATATGTCATCATAAATGAATTTTTGACACCCACTCCTCCAGGCCTTTTAACGACCACAGAGGCTCCTTCTGGCATGAAGACCGTATAACCATTGGTCTCAAATACAAGGCGCTTAGAATGGCGTGGAGCAATTTTAAGGGGCATTCCAGCTTCCATCACAGAGGCTTTGCTTACAAATACATGTCTGCGATTACCCTCAGTTGAGGCAAATGTTTTTGAAGGCAGAAATTCATAAGAAATAGAAAATCCTAAACCTTCTGTATTTAATTTATTTAATTTAAATAATCTTGATCCTGAATCTCCGACCTGATTCCATTCATATACATGGTGAAGGGTTTTAGGCTTTACCCTAGCCTGAGAATCTACATATTCGCCAAAGTCTTTTTCTAATTGATTAAATATAACTTCTCTAAATTTATTTTTAAATGACGCATTTGTAGTCAGCTTGCTAATTACTTGGACATTGTAATATACGTATGCGGATATTTGAGCTACAAGGCTTTCTTTTAAAATGCCGCCCTTGGACTTAACCATGAGGTTTTGTAGTCCACTAGCGGCCTGAATTAAGGGAGTGCTATAGTCCAATTCTCTGGTTCTCCGATCTCTTAATTACTGAGTTGTATGCTATCACCGTGCCGAATCCGTCTGTTACGGGAGTGCTTCCAATTACCTCAAAAACGGTGGGAGTCTCTGAAGGATAATTTAATTCTACCCAGATAGGATTGTTCTTTGAATCTCTAATGTTTGTAACTTTTTCTCTATAGGTTAATTTATGAGAAGTTCTTACTTGAAGAATCTCCTCATTATTATATTTAGTTCCATAAGACTGAATGCTATTTGTGCGGGTAGATGAAGAATTACTGATTACGCCCTTGGCCGAGCAGTCTATGGTTTTGTAATAAACCCATTCTTTTACCAATGCCCCAGTGTCAGCATCTTGTAAATCAAATTGACGATATACGTCCATTTTCATAGACAATACTGAGTCTACGAGGTCCAACATTTATACCACTACCATTTGGGTAAGAACATATGCGCCGAGCAACTTATCGGCAAGCTGATTTCCTGTTCCAGAATATGCATCTCCAGAATACTCAAACTGCCAATCGAATGTCTGAATGTTCTTAACGTATTTAGTTCTCCATACGGTATCTTTAGCAAAGTAGTCTTTCATAAGCTCAATGCATGCAAGTTGTACATTGCCTGGGACTGATTCCCAGCCGTATCTTCCTTCAACTCTATATCTTACATTCTTGGCAAATGCCATTCCGTTATATGTATCATTAATGGACGGCGGCACAAGACCATTTGCAATATATACAGTATTGTCTAGCAATCCAGTTCTATCAACTCTAATTCCAAAATTAGTTTCTGAAATGATCGGAGTGTATGTCCAGTTATTTACAGTTGGAGTAGAAACAGTATCTACAAGTAAAATATCATTATGGTATAACTTATGAACATTTACAATACGATAAGGAAGCGGCAGGATATCAGAATCATTTCCAAATACCACCTCTACATCATCATATGTAAAGAAGTCCTGTCCAGTATAATCTTCAATCTGTTTACGAGCATATCTTTCAGCCCTAGTAATTTCAGTGTATGTTTTATAATTAGGATCGCTTGGATCTACTCCAAGGTTTAATTCATCCATTGCCTCATAAATATTTACATATGGGGTCACTACATCTACATAGGCTGTATGTGAGGCAGCGCTAGAATTTACCGTATACTCCCAAAGTAATTTAAATTTTCTTTGACGCTGGGTAAGGCTTAATGGTAGATTTACATAGTAACTACCAGTATCTGTTTCTGCCGCCGTTGAAGTTAATGTAGTAAGTAAAGTCGTTGGAAGAATTGCTGGTGTTATGGTGATGTCAGAAGTTACATCATACACCTTTACTGTTGGTGCAGCATCCGCTGCTACAATTTCTCCCTGCCAAAATACTCTATGAGTTATTGGGGAGTTTGTGTTAATGTATATTTCTGCCATCTGTATGGCTTAGTTGTAGAACTCCTGCACTTCTGCTGGGGTAGCTAACACAAAGCCTTCCTCCTTATCAAAAATTGCTTGGGCTGTATCTTTGTCCATAGCAATAAATGGATGTTCTTTTGTAAAACGATGTCCCATAATTTCGTAGCTAAAGTTTGCACGATTCATTTTTACAAGAACCATATCTTCTTCTTTAACTGCCTTTGGTGCCGCCTTTGGTAATGTTTCGTTCATTTCTAATTCTTCTTCCTCTATGTCCTTAGACTTTTGATAAATAGCCCAGGTTACGCCTTCTTCTGCAAGAGCAGCAATTATATCTTTTTTACCTTTTTGTTCTGCTATATCTACTGCAAAGTCTTCTGCAATTTGCTTTAACTCTGCAACTTTTAATGTATCAAATGACATTAATTTCTCCTTTTGTAGGTTATTTAATTATAGCATTAGTCAATTAAAAGGAAAAGCCCCCAAATTAATGGGGGCCTTTCAGCAGATCTAAATCCTAAATTAGGAAGCGACCTTAACGTTCTTAACAACGACCCATGCGTCTGCCTGCTCGATTTGAACGCCAACACGTGTATACATTGTATACTCGATGGAATCCTTACGAGGCTGGAAGAAGCGGTATACGGTTACATCACGCTTGATACCAATAACTACGTTATTTGGGAATGTCAAGTGGATATCTCCATGATCGCCAGTTTCGCCAGAGTAGTCTCCGTCTTGTGCCTCTTTTAGAAGAGGTACTTCAACGATTGGAATACCGAATGCGAATGGTGCTACGTATCCTGCTGGACCACCTAGTGGCTCAGTTGCTCCACGGATGATGCTTGATGCAATATCCTGTGGGATAGTTTGATTTGTTCCAATGCTATTTGCGTACAGGAAGTCCTGAATCAAATTGGAACCTGCAAGGAAGCGAAGATCGCCACGGCGTTGCTTGTACTTACGTGGAAGCTCCTTAAGTGCGCTGTTAAATACAGCACGGCTTACGTTTGCTCCTGCAGCATCAACAACATGTCCGTATTGCTTTGCCTTCTTTACTACACCATCAAATGACTTGTATAGGGCATCTCCTGTGAGAGCGGTATTTCCATTGAGGACTACGTCTTCAATGTCGTTACCTGCCTGTGTTGCCATCAAACGTGCAATATGATCTTCTAGATCTGGACCCTCAATATTGTCTTCAAGAGACTCTGTTGAAAGCTCCCAGTCTAAACGTAGTTTCTTTGTTGTCAAAGAAATCTTTGAGAAAGATACTGCGCTATTTACGCCATCGTTATCTGCCTCTGTCGCAAGCTTCATAAGCTTCTCGCCTACTGACATACGATCAATTTCAGTGGTATCTGCTCTCATTCTAACTGTACGTGCAACCTTACCAATTACGGTAGCGTCGAACATATAGTCTAGGAAGCGAGCTGATTGTTCTGGATTTAGTAGTCCGCCCTCACCCTCTGAACCGATATGTACGCCTGTG